ATCGGGTGATTTCTTCAACCGCTGTTTCATGTCGAGCTTTTTCTCAACAGAAACCTTTCTGCCTTTGTGGGAGTAAAGCCTAGAGCAAAGTTCGTTCACTACTTGAGAATGCCTTTCAACGTCTATACCAACCAAAGAACGAGTTGACATTGCGGTATGGACAGCAAACCAATATTCCGTAACCAAACGATCATATGCCTCTTTGCAAGTGCGTTGGTCAAGGTTGCTGATCTTTCGTTCTGTCGGCATACCCATAGAAGAAATGGGGAAGACAAACATGGCTTCTGGATTGAATTTGCTCCATTCAATGATGATTGCCCTCATCATTTTGCCGCCATCACCAGATATATCCAAACCAAAGTCTCTTGGATGGACTCCATATTCCAAGCAATCTTTAACTACTTGCATCGCAATGCTTTCTTCAAAAACTTCCCCCACAGAACTATTGTATTCTCTAGTTCCAAGGTAATAGCCAAGGCTTCTGCCAGTATCGTTTGGCCCAAAACGGCAAAATGTAGCCGCACATCTATCACCTCCTGCGGTAAATGCAGGGTCAAAACCACAAACAACCTTTGTTTTGCCACTCCAAACTGGTTCCCAGCCAATATCACACCCTTGGATGAACTGTTTTGAGAAGATTGTGAGTTCTACAGAAGAATCAGGCCACCATCCGTAAACATTTCGCCAGTATTCTAGGGCATTCTTATTGCCATAGCATATTTTTAATGTGGCCTCCATTTTTTTGTAAGTCAAAAAGTTCTTAAAAGGAGGTATTTCTGCGTTTGGAGCTTGAAGATTTGGGCTATCTTCACCAGAAAGATGAAGCGCAACGCCTGTTCTGGTATTCCACCTTTTGGTGTATCTATTTACGGAATTCCAACCCATAGGATCATCTGGTTCGCACAACTCCGTATGGGGATTGTTGGCGGTATTGGATGGGTTTGCCATTCCTCCAAACAAAACATCATCATTTCCTGCGGTAAAATTTGATCTGACATTAAGGCAATACAAATCCATTTCAGCCAATTCATCCAAAAAAACCCTTACTCGTTCATTTTTTCTACCACGCATATTATCAACTGCTTTTTGACCTTCCCCTCCTTTTGGAAAAGCAACTGCTTTAATTGCATTTGTGTAGTCTCTTTCTGAATCTTTTGTGTCAATAGACTCAAAAACAATCATCCTGCGATACTCTACAAGATTGCCAATAGATGCATCTTTTCCGTATTTAGCACGTAGATTACGCATGGCAATGCGGTAAAGGGTGCAAACCTTACCCCACAATCGGTCTTCGGACGCATCCAAAGAGGTAGATGCTACATATGTTGAAGTGAAATCAGGGGCGCAAAGCCAATCAATGATGATACAAGCCGCAACAGAAAAGGTTTTACCGCTAGATGCACAACCAGCAATGCCCCAATCGTTCTCATTGCAGAACAAATCTATAATGTCCAAAGCGTAATTGTTTGCGATCCCTTGGGAATGGAGCAAAACATCATTGCCGTAAATCAACTGGAAGCAATTAACCATGTGTTGTGCAGGGTTAAGCAATCCGCATTCATCCAACTTGATCCCCATCTTGATTCGCTCACGCCTTCCAAACTCTCCACGGGTTAATCTATATGCAATTAACTCCCTGACAAATTGGTGCTGGTTTTTGAAGAAGGGGATTCCGTAATCCGTATCTTGTGGAACATCCAAACAAAGGTTTTTATAATTCATGCACAATTACTATTGACTTATTTTATAAATTAATACAAGCATTTGAACTGCATGAGACTCAAAGATAAAAACGGATCAATCCCCGGAGGACTCTGGTATCAATATAACGACGATCAAGGTAATACTTATCGTGTCAACGGAATGGATCTTCCTTTTGGTAAATCATTTTCAAGAAAGGTTTTTAGCGACATGATGGTAAACAATGTTTCCGTTCCTGATAATTTAGATTACTTGATTGAACAACAAATCTGTAATAGGATTGGAAGCCAATATTGTTGGCAGGAAGCTGGAGACAAAGTTGCAAATGTAATTCATACCTTTGCAAATTTGGGAGATCGTGTAGCGGCAAGCCTTGGGGTTAAATCAAACCTTGAGAAAGCGGCAAAAGGATGCACCTCATGTCAAAAGCGCAGACAAGCAATGAACCAAGCACTCGGATAAAATGGCAAAAACCAAAAAAATTGTAAATCGTGAAGGTGTTTCCTCTTGGGGATTTAATACCATTAACTCCAATGGTGTTGCACCAACAAGCCGTGTCCAAACTGCCAATGATGCATTTACAATTTGCTGGAACTTGCGACTAGATAACGCTGGTCGTGAGCGCAAGTGGGGGCGTATTTACAAGTGCTATAAAGGGTTTCCCCCTACCGATTATAGCCAAGTAGCCTCTCGTCAGCTTTCGGGAATGAGCAATGTTCCATTCCGTCAAATGAAATTTATTGTTGATAACCAGAAGTCATCGTTTGTTGACATGGTTATGGAGCGTAATACTGCCGCAAACATTACTACAAAAATTGGCAATCCTACGGAAAAGAAGCAATGGAGTGACATTATCAGCGTTGGCTTTGATAAAATGCTTCGTTCATGGAATAGCTATAACTACAATGTGGAATTGGATGTGGAAGAAATGACCCTGTTTGGAAAGGGCTTTGAAATTGCAGAAGATAGGGACGGTTGGCCCACAAAAAGTTTTCATAACTCCAATGTGCTAATTCCAGATAAAACGTATGCTGATCTCACGAACTTGGGTGAGATTTGCATTAAACGTAGCTACACCCCCCTTGAGTTCTGGCTCAAGATTACTGGTGGGGAGGAAGATTCTGAAAAGGCACAAAAATATGCTACGGATATGGGTTGGAACTTTTGGGCTTGTGTTGATGCCCTTCGGATGTTCACCACAAACTATCGCAACACCTACACCAATACGGAGTGGTTGCGTGACGTATCTAGCGGCAACCTAAACCTATCCCGTCTTTATACTCTCCGTATTGAACTTTATGAACTGTATATCATGGAGTTCAATGGATCTATTTCCAAAATGCTCCTTCTCCAGAACTACGGAGGATTGATTCTTGGGTACAAAGAAAATGGTCGTAAGGATTTGACTGAAGAAGAATACAGGGATCAAACAGGATTCCTATACTATCGCAAAGATTGGGTAGAAAAGGATGGCGATGGATGGAATGACATCATTGCTCCTATGACCGATTCTGCTGGTAGCGGCATCTGGCATGAGATCCAAGGGCTTGCTGAATCTATCTTTATTCAATGCAGGGCTTATGACATCCACATGAACCGCTTTATGGATGCGGTTGATTGGAATACTCGCCTTATGTTTAAAGGTGGTACTGCTGAAGCAACCAAGAAACTTAAACAGATGGAATGGCAACCTTGGATGATTTTGCCGCAAGACGTTGAACCAATTCAAGTATCAATTAGTATTCCATTCCAAGAAATTCTTGCTGGTATTCAGTTTTATCAAGCTGACCTTTATCGTGGCATTGGTGCGTACAATATCGGCATGGCAAACAAGGGTGGAAAACAAAGGACAAAGGGCGAGGCAGAACTTGATGCCGCCGAATCTGCAAAGCTCCAAGGAACCCAAATCCGTAGGTTTAATGATAACCAGACACGCTGGTTGCGAATGCTCTATAAGAGGATGAGCAATACCACAAAGGGTGGTAATGGTTATAAGATGAAAGAACAATTTGTAGAGTTCATGGAACAGAATGGAGTTCCAAAAGAAGCATGGAAGTGGGAAAACATTGAAAACCTAGAAAGCAATATGCTTGCTGGTTCTGGAAGCCCATCTTACAAGCTGATGGCGGCTCAACAAACTGTTTCACTTACTGGCATGACTCCAGCAAATGAAGGTCAAGCAAACGCAATTGCTGATGCCATTGCCGCACTTAATGGTCGTCAAAACGTGAATCGTTATGTCCAGCAAAGCCAAGTTCAGATTCCCGATGAGCAAGGCATTATTTCAATGGAGAACATTGGAATGACTGATCCAAAAGGCAACCCTGCAAACTTCCGTGTGTATCCTGATCAGAACCATATTGAACACTTTAATGGTCATATCCAAGATGCAATGGTTTCGTTGCAGGAAGCGCAACAGGCAATGCAAGCCTCGCCAGTTGCACAAAACGCCATGAATAGCCAGCAAGCGCAATCGTCTGTTGATGATGAGGCGTTTAACCTATTGCGTGATATTTATGCTACACTCATGCGATTCAAAGGGCCGCATCTTGTTGCTCACCTTGGATTTATCGAAAGAGATCCAACCAAGAAAGAAATGGCAAAGCAGTATGCGCAACAGATGCAGATGCTTCAGCGTGGTGTGGACGAACTTGGTAGCCAAGTTGCACAAATGGCTCAAGCTAAACAGCAAGAGGGCAATCAGGGAATGCAAGATCCAAACACAATCAAGCTACAAGCAATGGTTGCTAAAGAAGCAATCCAAGCAGACAGCTTGAGGAAGAAAGAAGACATCAAACTGGCGGCATTGGCTAATAAGGCTCAACTGCGTGAGGCAACATCAATGGAAAGGGCTTCTACTGATCTTGC